TCGAAAGGGGTTGCGCATCAAGAAAGGATGCTATATAGTAAATGATACATAGGCAGGGAAACCTGCACCGGTCGAAATCAGTTGACCAGACACACTGGGGCTGAGAATCGACCGGATCACCGAGGGCACGTGCCGGAGGGTTTGATGCCGCGGAAGCCCGCGAGACCGTGTAAGCACCCACATTGCTCAAACACAACGCTCAATCAAAGCGGGTATTGTACGCTGCATGCACAGCCCCGCAAGCCTGACGCGCGCGCGAGTGCGGCGCGCCGCGGCTATGGCGTTGAATGGAGAAGTATACGCGAGCGAGTCCTCCGCGCGCACGGGATCCCGAAGGAACTCTGGTCACACTACGACGTCGACCATCGCCCGCGGTATGATCCGAGGATTGAACCGGACCACAATCGGTATGAACTCGTACCGATGCTGCGCTCCGAGCACAGCCACAAAACCGCGACGCATGATGTCGAGCGTGATCGCGACGGAAACTTCCATGCCGGGGGCGGGGGTGAATCTCTGGCGGGAAACGCCCGAGACCGCGCCGTCCAGGATCGCGTAGGCAAAACCAAAACCTACATTATGGGGTCTCAATGAATCAAGGTGGACGCCCACGAAAGCCTCGAGCACAGAAAATCATCCGCGGGACATTTCGCAAAGGCAGGAACCCTGAGCACGAGATCGAAGCGCCGGTTGTAAACGAGCCGCCGAAGCCGCCTGCGAGCTTGAACCGCTGGGGTAAGCAAGTCTGGCGGCGGCTCATACCGCTACTGCTCGCTCAGCGCGTACTCACCGAGCATGACCTCGAAACCTTCGAGCTCGCATGTGCTCAGTACGGCTTGTACCGCGAGCTGTATGCGGAGATCTGCTGCATGATCGAAGACCCCGAAACCGGCCGCCGCCGCCGGCGCACGGTCGCGGAGTACCTGCGCGGGCGAAACAGCCAGACCCAGCCTGAGCTCACCGCGATGCAGAAGGCGGTCAAGGAATGGAAAGCCTACATGACCGAGTTCGGCCTCTCGCCTCTCGCGCGCAACCGCATAGAGCACAAGCCGGTGAAGGAGGAGCAGGACCCGATGGAGGAGATCCTCAATGCGAAGTAGGCGCGCGTGGCTCACTGTCGCTTATCTCGCGTTGTTTCTCTTTGGGACGGTTATGAGCTACGCAATCGAGTATACAGCCGAGCAATACATCGACGATGTTGTCTCCGGGAAGCAGGTTGCGTGCAAGTGGGTGCGCCTTGCTGTCGAGCGACACCTCGGAGACCTCGATCGCTCAGACGATGAGGGCTTCCCGTACTACTTTGACTGCGCGCAAGCGCGGCGCGCGATTGATTTCATCCAGCAATTGCGCCACACCAAGGGCGAGTGGGCAGACCCAAGAAAGCACGACACACGGATCCGGCTTGAGCCTTGGGAGCAATGCATCACCTGGATCCTCTTCGGTTGGAGAAACGAGAGCGGGTATAGGAGGTTCACGCGCGCCTATATCGCGGTGGCGCGCAAGAACGGTAAGAGCACGCTCGCCGCGGCGACCGCGAACTACTGCTTTGTCGCAGACCGCCCACATGAGATGGGGCCGGAGGTCTACGCGATAGCGACGAAACGTGATCAGGCGAAGATTACATGGCTTGAGGCGCGCCGGCAGATAGAACACCATCCGGTCCTGCGCGGGTACGTGAAGCTCTACCGTGACTCGATCGTCTCGCCTGACGGGGCTGGGTTTTTCAAACCGCTCGGCAAGGACTCCAAAACCGAAGACGGGGCGAACGCGCATTTCCTCCTGGTCGATGAGTATCACGCGCACCCGACCGATGAAATGGTTGCGGTGATGGTCGACTCCACGATGAGCCGTAATCAACCACTTACCTACATCATCACCACCGCCGGTTTTGAACTCCAGTCTCCGTGCAAGATCGAACAGGAACGGGTTGAGCAGATGCTCGAGCGCTCGGTGAATCGAGCCGAGGCGGATGTAATTGATGAGTCAACCTTCGCGATCATTTACGCGCTTGATGAAGGCGACGACTGGACCGACGAAAAAGTCTGGCCCAAAGCCAACCCCAACATCGGGGTGAGCGTATTCTGGGAACGCTTGCGGGAGCAAGTAGCGCGCGCGCTCGCTAGCCCGCACCTTCAAAATGATGTTCTTACAAAGCACTTCAACGTATGGACGCAAGCCGAGACGCGCTGGATCCTCGATGAGGTTTGGATGGCCAATGCGACGGTGGTTGACGCCGATACGCTGGGGGGCCGCAGGGCATACTTAGGGCTTGATCTTTCAGCGTCCCAAGATATCACCGCGGCGGCGCTGGTTTTCCCCCCGGAAAAGGAAGGGGAGCGATACGCGGTTCTCCCGCGGTTCTTCATTCCCGGCGACGATATAATCGGGCGCGAGCGGCGGGACAAGGTCCCCTACACGGACTGGGTGGCTCGTGGGATCGTTACCGCGACGCCGGGGAACGTCATCGACTACGATGCGATCGAATCGCAGATCCTCCGCGATGCCGAAATGTTCGAGATCGCAGAGATTGCCTACGACCCGTGGAAAGCCCAGGAAATCGTTAACCATCTCACCGAGGCCGGCTTCACTATGGTCCCGATTTACCAACGGTATTCCGGGATGGCCGCGCCGTCTGACACCTTCGAAAAGAAAGTGCTCGCGCAGAGCCTCGCGCACAGCGGTAATCCAGTCCTGCGCTGGATGATGGCGTGCACCGAAGTGAAGTCAGACCGACAGGGAAACATCATGCCCATGAAGCCGCGACGCGAGGCAACCGGCAAAAGGATCGACGGCATTGTCGCGCTCATTATGGGCCTCGGGCGTGCGGTTGTGGCTGCTGAAGGCGGTGGGTCTGTCTATGAGGACGAGGAGTTGTTTGTCATATGAGTATCCTGCGTGACATCCGCGGCGCGCTCAAAGGCCTCGCAACGATCGCCGAGCGTTCGGTCGAAAACCCGAATACGGAACTCTCGTCTGAAGAGCTGATACGGATCGTATCGGGCCCGCCGACATACACTGGAAAGAGCGTTACTCCTGACAGCGCCATGCGAGTGGCTACGATCCTGGCTTGTGTTCGTGTCCTCGCCGAGGCGGTTGGACAGCTGCCGTGGATTACCTACCGCAGGGATGACTCCGGTTCTGCTTCTCGCCGCGAGCGGGCGACCGAGCATCCGGTATATGAGCTTCTCAAGTCTCGCCCGAACGAGTACATGTCCTCGATCGTGTACCGTGAGTTTGCGGTGCAGGATCTAATCCTGCGGGGCAATCATTACGCGGAGATCCAGTACGATCGGCATGGGTATCCGGTGGCGCTCTGGCCGCTTCCTGCGGCAAACACGAAAGCCGTGAAACTTGACGACGGCCGGGTGCGCTATTTCCTCGAGGTAGGCAAAGACCGTCCGGTTCTCATGCCTGATCAGGTAATTCACGTTCGTCTTCTCGGTGGCTTGGTCAGCGGGACCGGCCTAATTGATTACGCGCGGGAGACGGTCGGATATGCGCGCGCGCTTGATGAGTATCAGGGCAGATTTTTTTCAAATGGCGCGAACATGTCAGGCTATCTCAAGCATCCGTCCAAGCTCAGCAAAGAAGCGAAAGAACGGCTTCGCTCATCGTGGGAGAACACGCACACAGGCCTCTCGAACGCCCATCGCCTTGCGGTCCTCGAAGAAGGTCTTGAGTGGGTTAAGACTTCCGTGAGCCCGAGCGAAGCGCAGGCGATTGAGTCGCGTAATTTCACCCGCAGCGAGCTCGCCGGAATTATGCGGGTGCCCGCACACATGATAAATGACCTCGAACGCGCCACGTTCTCAAATATAGAGCACCAGTCCATCGCATTCGTAATGTACGACTTGCTTCCCTGGTTAGTGCGGTTTGACCAGGAGTACAGCTACAAGCTGTTCACCGGAGAAGAGCGCGGACGCTACTACAGCGAGTTCAATCCGGACGGTCTGCTCCGAGGCGATACGCTGCAGCGNGCCCAGGCGCTTGAGGTGAAGCGCAGAAACGGAGTTCTCACAACCAACGAATGGCGGACACTTGATAATCAGAACCCTATCGAAAACGAGTTCGGCGACGCGCTCATCGTGCCGCAGCACAACGCGATCGTCACAAAGGACGGCTCGATCCTCAGTTACGACCAACCACTTGAGCCCGGCAGCGACGAGGAGCCTGCGCGAGCTCAAAAGCGCAGTCGAACTGATGAAGAGCTCCGCGCGTGGGAGAAGCGAAACGAAGCTTTTGCCCGCCGACGCCGTCAGCTTGAGAAGAGCCTCGAGCCGGTTTTCGAAGATAGCGTTGGGCGTATTGTGCGCCGCGAAGCGCGGGGGGTTCGTGAACTCATCCACAAGGCTGAGAATCGCGACCGGCAGAGCTTCGAGCGCTTGCTTGAGGAGTTCTACGAGGATATCGAATGGCCGCGGCAGTACGTCGAAGCTGCGTTCCGGGGCCTCTGGGAGGCTACGAAAGACGAGCTCGGAGACGAGTTCGAGGAATGGCCGGCGCGAGAAGAGGAGCTTGAAGAGTTTCAGAATGAATACCTTCGAGCCTTTCTTGAGCGCTACCGAGGACGGTCGCTTCGGCAGCTTCGGGCGCTTCTGACCGAGGCCGCTGAGGAAGCGCTTGAGTATGACGAGCTTGTCGAACAGCGTATTTCCGAGTGGGAGGAGCGCCGGCCTGCGAAGGTAGCTGATGAAGAGACAACGCGCGGAGCGAACGCTCTTGCGCAGAAAGTCTACATGATCGCCGGCCTTGAGTATCTTCGCTGGTTTGCAAATCCGACAGCGTGCCCGTTTTGTACGCGGCTGCATGGAATGCGAGTTCCGACCGGTGTGTTCTTCGCGCGTGAAGGCGAGTCGATCGAAGATGAGGCAGGAGAACAGATGGCGGTCAATCACTCGGTATCGCATCCCCCGCTTCATGAGGGCTGCGAGTGTCAATTGATGGGAGGATAGTTGTGAGTAAAAACAGGAGTAAATCGAGGATCGAGTCGCTCGTGCAACCAGTTGAGATACGAACAGAAGTTTCTGAGGGCGAAAGCAGACGCATCATTCGCGGCTCGGCTGTCGTCTACAACCAACTAAGTGAGGAACTCGGGGGCTTCCGGGAACAGTTTCTTCCGGGCTCGCTATCAAAGACGATCAGGGAATCAAACATCAAGAGCGTCTGGAATCACAACGATCAGTACGTTCTCGGGAGTCTGAAGACGGGGACGCTGCGTCTCGTTGACACCGAGGAGAGTCTCGACTTCGAGGCTGATCTTCCCGACACCTCGTGGGCGGATGACCTTGCGGTATCGATCAACCGCGGCGATATAGACCAGATGTCGTTTCGGTTTCGAACGATCAAAGACAACTGGAGGCGGGAGGCCCGCGGCGAAATCGTNCGTGACATCCATGAAGCGCAGCTTGTCGAGATTAGCCCGGTCGCGTTTCCCGCCTATCCTCAGACCGCTGTTTCGTTACGAGGGCTTCTCGATATTGACGCGGAAGAAGAGAGAATCGAACAGGCGCTTATCAGAGCGAAGGCCGGAGCGCTTGAAGAAGAAGATACAGGACTGCTTGAGATGCTTGTTGCGGCATTGCGAAGCCTGGTCCCGGAGCCGGCCCAACCTGGCCACTCCGAGGAAACCGAGCATGAGGGTGCCGAGCGGGATAGTCAAGCGGACGACGAACGCGTTGAACCAAGCGCGTTCTCCGATCGCGATCGGGCGATCGAAGAAGCACTTATGAAGTGAGGTCAACTATGGCTAAACGATTTGAACAGATCCTTGAGCTGCGAAAGCGCCGCAAGAAACTCTGGGAAGAGGCGCGCGCATTTCGGGAGGGAAAAGAAAAGGAGAGCGAAGACGGGAAGCTCAGCGCCGAAGATGCGCGCGCCTACCAGAAGCGCTTGGATGAAGTGGACGATCTGACTGCGCAGATCGAGGCTGATGAGAAGGAGCTCGCGACCGAGGAACGGATGACCGAGGATGAGGTGCGCCGCAAGGAAGCCTCGCCGGACGGGAGCCTCGAGAAACACCGCGAGAAGCACAGAGAAGCGTTTCGCACGTGGCTTGTCCGCGGGAGCGCGGCTCTCAGCGAAGAGCAACGCACCATTCTCACTGAAAAGCGCACGGATGAGTTTCAGTCCTTCGCAAACGACGAAGGCGGATACACCGTGCCGGATGAGATGTACGAGGGCATAATCGAGGCTCTGAAAGCCTACGCGGCTGTAAGAAACACCCGCGTCAGGGTCCTCACGACATCCGATGGTCGGCTGCTTCAGATTCCAACCGGCGACGACACCTCGAACAAGGGTGAGATCCTCGATCCGAATGCTCAGGTGAATGAGCAGCGGGCAACCTTCGGAAGCAAGGACCTCGAGGCCTTCACTTATTCATCGAAGATGATCCGGGTGCCGTTCCAGCTCATCCAGGACTCCATCATCGACATGGAGCAGCACTTGCGTGACGTGCTCGCAGAGCGCCTTGCGCGGATCCTCAACGAGCATTGGTCGACCGGCAGTGGGAGCGGACAGCCTGAGGGTATCGTCACCGGATCAGCTGAGGGCAAAGAGGCTGCGGCAGTGGATGCAATCACCTATGATGAGCTTATCGACCTGATCCATTCGGTGGATCCTGCTTACCGGCAGAACGCCGAGTTCATGTTCCACGACTCCACGCTGAAGGCTTTGAAGAAGCTCAAAGACGATCAAGATCGGCCGCTGTGGACCCCGGGACTCGCGTTTCGCGAGCCTGACACGATTAACGGATACCGCTATACGGTCAACAACAGCATGGCCGAGATGGAGGCGGATTCGAAGCCGATTGTCTTCGGCGATTTTTCGTACTACTGGGTGCGGGACGTGCAGGGCACGATGATGATGCGCCTGGTCGAGCGCTATGCGGACTTCGGTCAGGTGGCGTTTCTCGGATTCCAGCGTCATGGCGGGGTGCTTGTCACTCCGGCAACCGGAGATCTCAATCCGGTGCAGCATCTGGTGATGTCGAGCGCTGGTTAGTATTCGATTTTCGGGACCCCGGGCCTCGCTAATGGGGCTCAGGGGTCCATGATAGTACGTATCAGGAGGGTTACAGCTTTGAGGATAAGGATTAAGCAAGCGCTTGCCGGGCCTCATTACGCGTACAGCCGCGGTGAACAAGAGGTCCCCGACGAACTCGCTAAGCGATTGATCGCAAGCGGGCACGCGGAAGCTGTGCGTAAGAAGGCGCAGAAAGCGACCGCGCCGCGCGGCGAGGTCGCGGACCTCGGGGTGACCGACGACGACGAGGGATAGGTTATGTCTGAGCTTGCCGATCATGCGCTCATAAACTGGGAGTATCTCACAGACTATCTACAGCTTGAAGAGTCGACAAAATATTTCGCGGTTACGCTCATCAACGCGGCAAGCTCGATGGCTGAAGGTCACACGGATCGCAAGCTCAAGAGACGCGATCACGTTGAGCTTTACAGCGGGTCAGGCAAGCCTACCATCGTCCTGCGGCAGTTTCCGGTTGAGAGTATATCGGATGTTCGCATTGATTCCTCTGGCGAGTTTGGCGAGGAGACCATCGTTGAAGATGTGCGACTCGATGCAGAGCTCGGCATTGTCTATCGCAGGGCCGGATTCGTTATCGGATGGAACAACGTTCGAGTGGACTACCGCGCTGGCTATGAGCCGGTTCCGGCAGACCTCAAGATAGCCGTTTGTGAGATCGTCGACTGGCTCTGGAAACGCGTGCGGGCAAATCAGATCGGCATCAAGCAGATCCAAGCCGACGGCGTGAACACGAGCTATGAGCTCACGATGCCGACGAACGCTATGAGAATCCTCGAGTTCTACCGGAGGGCATATGCTGAAGGCTGAGATTCAGGTCGTCCAAGAAGGACTTCGAGAGTATCGCGAAGACCTCCCGGATATTGGGAACCTCATCGCAAACGCAATTGCCGAAGAGTACGCAGAGACCGTCCGCGAAAACTATCTCTCCGGTCAGGTTCTGCAAGTGATTACCGGGGAGACGCGCGCGAGCGTGAAGTTCTTCAAAGAGCGTCCCGGCCGGTTTGGTGTTCGCCCGGGTGTTGGCGTTCCGGGCAACCTGAATTATCTCGCGGGCCTTGCGCGACGAGGATACGAGTTTATGAGGACCTCAAATCAGGCCTTCCAGTCGGCGAATAGGCCGCGCGAAATAGCAGAGCGCGTTATGCGCGGGATTATCCGCAGAGGAGGATACCGGTCGTGAGTGGTTCTGTCTCAAGCATGCTGTTCGACGGCTTGGTTGCCTTTGTTGAGGGAAAGCTGCCTGAGTACCTCGCGGCGATAGAGGAGGATGACCCGAAGAACGTAAGCCTTCCGATGTTCAAGACGGTGCAGCGGGGGTATAGAGACATATTCAGCTTGAGGGCGTACGACGGGATCATGTTCGTTCCCAGTTGGGCTGAGCGACGACGGGCCGATAGGGACGCTGAAGTGTCGGTCTACATCGTGATGGCTCATGCGGCGAAGGACCCCGAAACAATTACCGACCGGCAGCTGCGATACGCCGACGCGCTTGTAAACCTGATAACCGAACACCCGCGGCTCGGCGGGGTTAGCGAACACACCACGTTAGAGAGACCTGAGTTTCTTCCGGCCTCGCCGGGAGCAAAAGAGATCGGCGCGACGACAGTACGAGTTACGGTGCGCGCGCACTACGACAGGAATTGTTAGGAGGCATTATGGCCAACAATAGCACAAGCGCAAGACGGCTAGTCGGCGCTGATGGGAAACTGGTGAAGGTTGAACTCGGAGATGAGCTCGACCACATGGATACGATCGATGCCGACGGATGGTACAAGATCACCGCGATCGCAGAATCAGACAGCGATCTGCCGCCTGAGCTCTCTGTGGGCGATCTGGTGTACCTCGAAAACGGCGACAGCCTGTCTGAGGGCGACAAGGTTCGCCCACTCGAGGAGACCGACCTGTGCGACGTTGATTCGTTCAGCCTCGAGGTTAACCAGAACGAGATCGACGTCACCACGCTCTGCGACGGGACGCGCCGTTACCGCGGCGGGAAAATCGACATGTCAGGCAGGCTCGAGGGTGTTTTCACTCTCGGAATAACCGACGTCAAGGGCGGAATCACCAACAAGTTCTTCCGCATCATCAAGCGTGCTGAGAACGCCGACGTCACCGTGCACGAGGTCGACGGCTCGCCAATTTGGCTCAAGGGCGTTGTCCAGAAGGAAAGCGAAGAGTCCGGACGGGAAGCGTTTTACTGGATGCAGGTGCAGCTGCTTGGCTACAACGCGGGGGCTCAGAGCGAAGACAAGCAGAGCTTTACTTCAAACTTCCGGATCTCCGCAGAGAGCGAGGAGCCGACGCTGTACGAGCGCGAGCTCGCGAGTTAAGGCGGCCGAGGCGCTATGAAACTAACGATCAAGAGTCGGGGCGTTTACGTCCCGACTTGGCTTGGAAACGACACAGAACCGGAGGAAACTCAAGTCCGGTTCCACTGGCGGGCCTTGAGTGTATCCGAGCGGCAGGATCTCTACGAGCTTGAGCCAACCGGCAATGAAGAGCAGCCCTTTCGCGTGAACATGCCGAAGAACGCGCTGTTCATAGCGATGACAGAGCGGATAGAGAATCTTGTTGTGGATACCGGCGAAGGGGAGATGGAAATCACCTCAGCGAAGGAGCTTTGTGAAACTCCGGGCATGAGCGAGCTTTACACCGAGGTCTATCGGTTCTATCAGTCGCTTGACTCGGTGGATAAAAAAAAATAGCGACGGGGTTTGTGCTCTGGCTTAAGGGCAAGCACAACCTAAAGGTGAGGAAAGAGATCGGTGATGGATGGATCAGTGCAGGGACAAAGCAAGCCCCGCGGTTCATTCGCAAAAGCGAGATCCCGCAGTTCGTCGATGATGAGTTCTGGGCTTGGTTCGCTGTGTGGCACAAGTTTCACGCCGGTCTCGGGCTTCCATTCGCCGGCGGGTGGGCAAATCAAGGCCAGCCGGTTGTCGAAGTGCTTGAGCTCATGCAGGCGATCTATCGCAATTGGAGTGTAGACCGTGCCAAGTGACGAGCTAAAAGTGATCGTTCAGGCGGAAGTCGATCGGGCAGTACGCGAGATTCGCGGCCTGAATCAACAAACGCAACGATCGCAACAGCGATTTCAGACCTGGACACGATCTCTGGCGAGGCACGCGCTCGCGTTCGCTGGCGTGACTGGCGCAATTGTGACGCTCAATCGTACGATTCGAGATTCACTGCAGGACTGGGCTGATATAGAAGCGGCCCAAAACCGGGTGGCAAACGCTGCACGTATCGCAGGAGAGGACGTCCAGACTGTTGTTCCTCGTTATCATGAGCTTGCATCCGAGATCCAAGAACTCACCGTCGTAAGCGACACCGCAGCGCTTGAAATGATTGCGCTTGCACAATCGATGGGCGTTGCCTCATCAGACATGGATGAGGTCGTGCGCGGCGCTGTGGGGCTTTCGCGCACATTCGGGATAGACACCCAACAGGCGATCCGTGCGGTCATCAACGCAATGGAAGGCAACACCGAGCAGCTCGGCCGTTACATTCCTGCAGTTCGCAACGCCTCCAATGAAGCTGAGGCGATGGCTGCCGTACAGGATGCGATGGCCAACGGTTTTGAAATGGCGCAGGCTGAGACAGAGACGCTCGCAGGACGGCAGGCGCAACTTGGCAATGCGATCAGCGACGTCCGCGAGGAGATCGGCCAATTCATAGCCGGCCCGGGCGGCGGGATGATCGAGTGGGCGACCGATCTTGCCAATCGCTTAGCAGATCAACTGGGTCTCATGAACGAGATCCGTGCCGCACGCGATAGGCTTGCCGCCGGCGAAGGAGACCGGCGAGATGAGATAACGCTCCTTGAGAACCAGATCCGGCAGCTTGAGCAACAGAAGCAGACGATCGAAGGCACAGCACGCGTTTCTGACGCAGCGCGGGAACGCAGCATAGAGGGGATCGAACGCCAGATCGCCGAGCGCAGGCGTGAGCTTGAACTTATGCAGGAGATGGAAGCTGCGATCGAGCAAGCGCGGTCGGAAGAACGGCAGCGCGACGAGGAGTGGCAGCGCCGGCGCGCGGGAATCGTGGCCGAGTACGAAGCCGAACGCGAGGCGATCAGGGAGCTCAATGAGGCCAACGAACAAGCGGGAGAGCGCGCAATTGAGCTTGACCGTGAGCGCCTCAGCCCGCTTGAGCGGCGGCTCGTACAACTACAAGAGGAGCGCGATCTCGTTCAAGGCCAGATCAACGATGCGATCGAGCTCGGCGCCCAGTGGAGCCAGCTTGCGAACGTAAGGGACATCCTGAATGAGCGTATTCGAAAGACTCGGGAAGAGCTTGAGGCGCACCAGGAAGCACAACGCCAGGCAGCGCGGCAAGCTGAGCTGCAGGAAATGGCCGAAGAGTATGAACGCATTGCCGCCGCGACAAGCGAAATGTTCGCTTTCGAGGATGACGCGTCAGGGTTCATTGCCTGGATTGAGAATCTGGAGCACGCCGAGCAGGCCGCGACCGAGCTCGAGCAAACACTCGACAGGATCTCGGAACATGCTTTTTGGGATGTTACGCGGGAGGGCGTAGGCACGTTTCGTGACCTTGGTGTCTCAATTGGTGACGCGAACCGCGAGACTATGAATGCAGTGGAGCTCGCCGGTGCATTCGCGAGGCGATTGCTCGATTTGCTGCCTGGGACCATGCTCGAGATCGCTCGAGCTGCTGCGCGCGACGGCCAGTGGGCGTTGGCTCTCGGCCTAGTGGGTGCTGCGGCAACCGCTGAGTTTACCGCTGGGGTGGCCGGCGGAGCTACAGCTAACGCGAAAGGTAACGTTTACGATCAGTCGGGCCTTGTTGCCTTCGCAAAAGGCGGCGTCGTTGACCGCCCGACTGTTTTCCCGTTTGCCCGTGGCGCGGGGCTGATGGGCGAAGCAGGCCCGGAGGCGATATTGCCGCTTCGCCGCGGACGAAACGGTGAGCTCGGCGTGCAGGGTGGGGGCTCAGTCGTGAACGTGAATATCAAGAATTACTCAGGTGCGGAAGTAAGACAGCGCGAACGCGACCGCGGCGACGGGGAAAAGGAACTCGAGATCATGATCGGAACGATTGTCGATCGTCATCAGTCGACCGGGCGCGGGGATAGCAGCATGAAGGCCAATTACGGCGTCAGGAGGAGGCCGATATGAGCGCGGTTGCATGGCCTGAAGGGGTGCCGCGGAAACTGCTCGAAGAGACACTCGAGATCGAGGCGCCTGCGAACGTAATCAGAACCGATATGGAGCACGGGCCACACAAATCAAGGCGCCGGGGAACGGCCGCACCGCAACGGATCCATGGTGACGTTGTTCTCGACAAAGACGAGTGGGCGCTCTTCAAAGCGTGGTGGGAAAACGAACTAAGAGACGGTTCGTTACAGTTCGACTGGGAACATCCTGTTAACGAAGATCCCGGGACATTCCGCATGGCCGAGGACTATAGGCTGCGCTTTGAAGAGGGCTATGTGGTGGTCGAGCTCGTGATTGAGGCAATGCCATGAGTAATATTACGCACAATCTGCGGGAACAGGCATACGCACAGGATAGTGATGTTGCACTCATAGCGCTTCTTGAGATCGATTACGGGGGTGAAGAGAACATTTATGTCGCGCGAAATCATGAGGAGTTAACATCGAACGGGATCGCCTATGAGCCGGTCGCATTCGACATCACGTTGCCGGAAGCCAAACCGGATGAGCCGGGGGCGGCGCGCCTTTCGGTCGACAACGTTGACAGGCGGCTTGTTGAGGCGGTTCGATCAGCCGACGAGATTCACGTTGTCTTCAGGCTCGTCACAACGCTTGATCTCGACGTCGTGGAGCTCGAGCAGCAGTTTCTCCTCCGTTCAGTCGCATATGACGCGAAACGAGTTCAAGGAGAGCTCGTGCTCGACGACTATCTGTGGGACCGCTGGCCATACGGGCAGTACACACCGAGGCATTTTAGGGCGTTGATATGAGAACATTACCGGCGTGGGTTCGCACGTACATTGGCGCAGAGTTTGAACCGCAGGGCCGGGGACCGCGGTATGACTGTTGGGGCCTCTGCATGGCGGTTCTTCACGAACAGTTTGGGAAAACCTTGCCAGGATTTGAAGACGCTTACTCATGCCGGCTTGGCGGAGACGAGGTTGCGAAGGCGATAACCGACGGCATTCCGGTTGTCGGGGCGCTGCCGGTTAGCTATTCCGCTGCGCAGCCAGGTGACATTGTACTGGTTCGTCTTATCGGGCGAGCTATGCATACCGGGGTCTATGTGGGCTCAGGGGCACTCCTACATATCAATAAAGGCATCAATGCGGTCTGTGAGGACCTCGCGTCGCCGCGGCTTCGAAATCGAATAATAGGGTTCTATCGTGTCCGTTAAGCTGATTGTCTATCCAAACCCATTCTCCGACGAGCGGGTTGAGTCCGAACGGGAGCTTGGAACCTACCGTGAGCTCGTCGGCGGTGAGCAATATGCTGCGAGCGCCTCAGCAGTTCGCATCGTCGATGGTGAGCGACTCGTAGAGAATCTCGAAGAGCGACCAAGCGACGGAGCAACCATCGTCATTCGCACGCTGCCCCAGGGAGGAGCTGGAGAAAAGGTAACTGGCGGCACGATTATGGCGGTTATCGGGGGGATAGCCCTGACTGCGGCAACATTCCTTACCGGCGGCCTTGCTCTTGCTGCATTTGCCGGCGGCGCTCTCTTGCTAGCTGGAGGGGCCGCGCTGACACTTCGCGGCGCTAACATGATGTTCGATGCGCTTCGGGATCACGAGCGATCGGAAATGGAACACCTTCCAAGCATCCGAGGCTCGCGCAATCGGATGCGCCCGTATTCCGACATTCCAGCGCTCATAGGCGAGCACTACATAGTGCCGAATCTGTGTGCAAAGCCCTACACCGAGATTGCCGGGAGTGACCAGTATCTCAGGCAACTCTTCATGGTTGGCTGGGGGAGAATAGATGTTGACGACTTGCGCGTCGGCGAGGATCCGCTTGAGAATTTCGATGAGTTCGAATGGGAGGTCGCAGAACCAGGTGAGATCCTATCGCTTTTCGCCGACTCGGTCCTGGAAACCGAAGTTGGGTCTCTGCTGGAAAGCGGATCTCCGGTCACAAGGACGACCGAGGGTGAGGGAACGGAACTCTCAGTAGACATCTTCTTCGAACGCGGGCTTGTGCGATTCAATGACGAAGGTAAGCGCCGAAACCGTTCGGTGCGGATTTTCGGAGAATACCGCGAGGTGGGCGCGAGTACGTGGACTAGTTGGTTTGATAAGACCTATACCGAACGACAAGCGCGAACGCTTCGCTTCTCAAAAAGAATAGTCGTAGAAAAAGCGCAGTACGAAGTGCGGCTTGAGCGCATTACCGCGGATACCGACGACATACAGATCATGGATGATGCGACATGGGCGGCGCTGCGGATTGTGAATCCGGAAGAGCCGGTGAGCGAGCATATTCGTGATCGCACAACACGCGTGGCTATCAGGGCAAAGGCCACAAATCAGTTCCGCGGGGTAATCGATCAGTTCAATCTCGTTGGAACCGCGCACATGCCTGTGTATTCAGGAAGCGGGTCAGGGCCTGCCGAATGGTCTTACGAACCGACGAGCAACCCGGCAAGCGCCTTTCTCTTCGCGCTGCAGGGCCCGATGGCAAAACGTGTTGTCCCGGATAACCAAATCGATTGGGAGGCGCTTGAGGCATGGTATGAGCGCTGTGAGTCGGAAGGCTATCGTTGTGACGCTTACGAAGACGGTTCACGGACACTGCACGAGGCCCTCAACGCGATTGCTGGGACCGGCAGAGCGGTGCTCCTACGACAGTTCGGTAAGTTTTCAGTCAATGAAGATATCCCAAAGACACCGATTCAGGTCTTCACTCCGCGCAACAGTTGGGGCTTTCAGGGAAGCCGTTCAATGGCGAAGCCGCCGACGCGAATGGATATCGTCTACATAGACCGTGACGCCGGATACCAGGAAGTGGAACAGGCGGTGTACCTCGACCTCGAGAACCCTTCAGACGACCAGGTCCAGGAACACACCATGTGGGGCGTCACAGGTTGGGATCAGGCGTTCAAGCAGGGACGGTATCTGCTTGCTGAGTCGATGCTTCGCCGTGAGCAGTTTCAGCTCGCGGTTGACTTCGAGTATCTCGTCTGTCGGCTCGGGGACTGGGTACGGGTCGTTCATGATGTACCGCTGATCGGCGTTGCGTCTGCGCGTGTAAAGCAGGTCATGCGCAATGAGTCCGATGAAGTCACCCACGTTAGGATCGATAGCACTGTGGTAATGGCTGATGAGCAGAACTACGCGCTAAGGATTCGAAGCCTTTCGGATATGCCGACTGCGGATCTCGTGTACGCCGAAGGCGAACAGGACTTGCTCGAGCTCGAGACTCCCGCCGACATCCCGGTCGATGAAGGCGATCTCGCCACCGTGTTCATCGCGGGGCAGGAGGATAACGAGTATATCGTCGAGGCCATAGAGCCGAGAAGCGAATTCGAGGCGCGACTAAAGTTGGTACGTGCGGATCCTGCTGTCTATGACGCCGACACCGCGCCCATCCCGCCCTATGAACCGAACGTTACCCTGCCGGAAGACTTCTCACTCGCACCACTGCCGCCTTCGATCGATGAGATTGTTGCCGATGGAACAGTACTCGTCAAAGAGAGCGACGGCTCATACACGAACCGGATCGCGGTATTCCTGCACGCGCGGAGCGGTCGAAATCGGCCGGACAACTGGGAGCTGCGCTGGCGCCTGCAGGACTCGGAGGCTGATTGGGATAGCAGGTTGTTTCCGGGCGAGACGACCGAACTATTCATAACTCCTGTTGAGGACCTGACGACCTACGATGTTCAGGTTCGAGCCCTTAACGATGACGGTCGGTTCTCCCAATGGGAAGGTGATACCGTCCAGGTGCTCGGCAAGCACGGGCCACCGCGGAATGTCGCGCAGGTAACCTCTCGCGTTCGTTCCGGCGGCATAGAGATATCGTGGTCATCTGTGCCGGACATGGACCTGTCACACTACAAAGTCAAAGAGGGCTCCGATTGGGAATCCGGCGAGCCCCTGTTCGATGGGCTCGCGAACTCGTTTCTCTGGGAGATGAAGGAGGCCGGATCCTACAACATTATGGTGCGCGCAGTAGATCGCTCGGGGAATATGAGCGTTGAGCCTGCAGAACATACGGTAGTGCTCGAAGCACCGAACGCTGTTGAGAACCTATTCGCAACCGTTGCGGGTCAAACAGTATACGTCTCGTGGAGCATGCCGTTTAGCGACCTGCCTATTGATCGATATGAAATACGCAAAGGCGAGACGTTTGGATGGGCTGATCTTGTTGCTGAAACCGACGCAACGTATGTGGTTGTCTCGGAAGCGGAGCTCGGGGAATACACGTACTGGATCGCGGCGATTGATGTCGCCGGGAACGTCGGTGACGCTTCAGATATTAACGCAATCGTATCAGAGCTATCGCTAAGCGGGACTGATGAAGCAGAGCCGCCGACGCTTGAGGTAACCGGCGTTCCCGGTGCTATTCAGGTTCGCATGTCGAACCAGCCGGATCTGGTGAAGCATGATGGGTTTCATGTTCAGGTGTCTCCGTTCTCTGATGGACCATGGTACGAACCGGATATTGAGAACACGAATCCGGATAGTTGGCACAAGAACGTTGAAGGTGCTTATGCGTGGTGGCCGAATACGTTCCTTGTACATGTGGTTCAGAATTTCGATCAAGACATGGATGAGAATGAAGAGACTTTTCCAGTGGACACGACGATCTGGTATCGGGTGCGGCGATTGAACGAGAATGGCACACCGTCGGATTGGTCGGCTGCAGTATCGGGGAATGCGAAGCCGCTGGATGGAGCGAACCTTGCGCTCAACAGTATCACAGCTAACCGGTTGTCGGTGGGGATCTTGTCGGCAATCATCGCGCAAGTTACCGAGCGTATTGAGGTTACTGACGAAGGGTTATCCGCCGTGTCGGAAGATGGACAGCGGCGAATTGTGATCACTAATGACCGTTTCATGGTGCAGCTGTGGCAATCCGGCGCGTGGGAAACAGCTATGCAGATCGGCGGTGATGACGTATACGAACGGTTCTTGCCATGGTTCGCGGGGCGGGGGCTCGTAGCGAAAGAAGCCGATCTGGAAGGAAAAACGTTCGGCGTAGCGATTCCGGTTGGGGCACTGATATACCCGATGGACGGCGATACCGAGGATCAGGACGGCACAGACCCGTGGACGCTCGACCAGGTGATTTTCGACTCCCCGGCGCGGTTCGGTGCTCAGAGCCTTGCGGCTGGGGACGCCGAAGACATCGGCACGGTTACCCGCTCGGTATCCATGCAGCTTGACGACGCATGGGCGGTCGGGACGTGGTTGTTGACGACAGATACGCTTGTGGAGGAGGAGGAAGCTGTGTTTAAGATTAAAGGATTCGCTGCGCTGGCATTCAGCGCGTTTTCGCTAACGTTGTTCGGTTGCTCGTGGGATGCGGAGGATCCGAACGGTTCCCCACCGAAAGAGGAAATTGAGATTCCTGAGAGCGGTTTGATAGATACACCAACGACGAGCAGTATATATGCGCTTGTACGAGCAGCTGATGATTCGTTGGTTGCAGCAGGTGATGGGGGCATCTATAC